CCTCCTCCGCCTCAAGCAGGAGTTGTCGTGCCGTCAGATCCCGAGTTTACCGGTGTGGGCCGGAGACGTACTGATGCTCGCATCAATATGGTTCTAGCCCTTGCCAGTCGTTTGGAACGCGATACTGGCATTTATGCCAATCTCACGTTCCATTACCTCGAACAGCTCAGCGATGAAGAGCTGGATGAGAAACTCAGGTATTATCGTGACGTCACTTCGACTCGTTACTGAGACGGAGGGGATCCACTCTATCGTTTTAGCTCTGATAGGAGGAGCGTATGGCTCTACATGGCGAGGATCGGCTGGTATTCCCTCGTACATCTTTCTACCAAGGCACTCAAGCCTTCAGTGATCGACGTACGGTGTTGTTCCAGCGTTACCGCACCGGTGAGGCCGTTCGTAATTGGCGAGAGAAGATCTCCGAGGGCAGCGATGCCACCGGTGCTTTTACCGCCGATTACCTTTCTATTGAGAGTGAGGCCATTGGGTCAGCCTCGTGCTTTGCCCAAACTGCCGGGTCAGCGTCACAGTCCCATCAGTTCGACGGATACTATGAACTGCCGGTGACTGCGTTCGCGGTTCCAACCGCTAGCGCGACGAAGGCCGAAGCGATTGCTCTAGCCAAGACTTATCGTAAGATCGAGGCAGAGCTCTCCGCCTTTAACAGCCCTGCTGCTTTGGCGGAGTTTACCGGTGTGTTGCGACAGTTTGGTCGACCATACGCTGCCGTGACGGAGCTCATGAACAGACATCTTAACCGGCTATATTTAGAAAGCCGGCGTCTGCGCGGGAGTACTTCGTTTCGGAAGCTTAAATGGCGCGACATTGTTGCTAGCACCTGGTTGGAGACAACTTTTGGCTTGTTGCCCTTGATATCTGACACAAGGGACATAGCCGAAGCTGTTGCCCGATGGAAGGTTGAAGAGACGGGGGATCATCAACCTCGAGCTCGGATTACTTCTCAGGGATCTGACCTTGCCGCCCAAGTTACACATGGCACTGACCTAATGACCCTTGCGAGTGTGACCGGGATGATTGCATTCAAGCGCAATATCCGTGTCACACAAGAAAGGAAGGTCCAATACGTGTGTGGTCTTGGGGCTACCCGCACTGCTGATTATGGCAGTAATGATCGTCTGATCGAGTTGCTTGGCTTTGATGCCAAGAACTGGATACCGGCGATTTGGGAAGCGATACCATGGAGTTGGCTCGCCGACTATTTCCTAAATATCCAGCACATCTTACAAGCAGGAGTCACCTCAACTGCCTCTGTGAAGTGGGTTTCCAAGACGACGGTCGTTGATGACCGTCGCGAGGTATCCCTTCCAGTTGACTTCGAGAGGACAAGAGCTCGTTTGGCGTTGTTTGGATACGTTAAGAACGTGTCGATAAGCGGTGCTACCATGGGTGACCATGTTGTCAGACGGATGTCCATGAGCCGACAGAAGAATGTCTCACTAGGCGTGCCTCCCCTGGTTCTGAGTTATCCTCAGAGCTGGATGAAGCTTGCCAACATGAGCGCAGCCCTGTTCGGTCGTCGGACACAATCGTCAGCTCTTTGGCTGACTTAACCCTGGCGATGGCCGGTGGCTCTCACGAGCTAACCACATAAGCCTGACCCTAACCTTAGGAGCCTTTAATGGCTTTCAGCCTGACTTCCCCGGTAACGGGGTCGACCCAAACGGGCTTGACGTCACCTACTTACACGGTTGTCGCGGATTCTCCGCCAAACAACTATGGCAAGCAGTACTACGTCAGCACGCTTGGAGGCACGCAAACGGGTGTGCTCGCGCACTCGGTTGCTGCTCCTTTCACCATCGCTTCGTTCCGGCCCCAGGTCCTCAAGACCTTGGCTCCCGTGAATCCGGTGACTGGGGTCCTGCGCAACGTTCCGCATAACGTCTACAAGACCGTTACGCGGAAAGGCGTGCTACCTCTGGCAGGTCAGGCGTACGCGCCTGCATCGATGACGTCGGAACTCAAAATCCCGGCGGGATCGGACCTGGCAGACCCTCTCAGTTTGCGGGCAATGATTGCTTTGCATATCGGAGCACTTCAACAGTTCTCCGATGGGCTTGGCAACACTGTGACGACTGGCACCATCTAAGGGCCTCGTCGACTAGCTGCTCCGGGTGGTAAACCCTAAGCAGTAACGTTCGTGCAAACTGACTTGGAAGGTAGTCGACATGCGTGATTACGCTGGACTCTACTCGAGCCTCCTCTCGGACCTCGCCCTTAGCCCCGAAGACGTTGGACGTGTCTATTCAGACATGTCTCCCGTCTACGTGGCGAAAGTGGCGCTCGCAGGTAGCTTCTATAAGAAGCTTTGTCCAAACGGCAAGTCCGCTAAAGCTGATGCTGCTGCTCTTGAGAAATTCTTGAGCATCAACGAAAGCTTACCGGCTGCTTATGACTTCTGCGCTGAAAATGAGGCAGAGAGCTGTTTCTGGGATTACTTTAAACATAATCTCAATACAGCTCTTGAACCTCACGAGTCCTTAGGCTCCTATGACCTGGATTCAATCAGGGAGGGCATGCACATCGGTCCCGGCTCTGCTCAAAAGGCAGATTCTGCAACTCTTGTCACCAAGCTGTTCGGTGGCGAGTTGTCTATGTACGGACACGATGTCTTGCGCTACTATAGGGCCGCACTGGTTCAGACCGGCCGTTGGGCGGATGCTGAGAGGCACCGCTTTAACGAGTTCGGAACGACCGTCGTGCGAGGTGGGAAATTGTTCTTTGCGCCAAAGAACGCTGAAATCTCGCGAACATGCTGCACCGAGGCTAATTTGGACCTTCTGGTCCAAAAGTCGATAGGGTGCTTCATCGAGAAGCGACTGGAACACTTCTTCAGCATCTCGCTGAGGAGGCAACCTGACGCTAATCGTGAGCTCGCTCGTATTGGCTCAGTCGATGGCTCCTTCGGGACCATTGATTTGGTTAGTGCGAGCGATAGCATGGGTCTCGACCTGATACGCAAATGTCTTGAGCCAGGACTGTTGAAGTCCATGCTCTTGATGTGCCGCGCGCCAGGGGTCGTCCTCCCAGATGACCGTTATATCGAGACACGAATGGTGTCTACAATGGGAAACGGTTTTACATTTCCCCTGCAGACATTATTATTTGCGAGTTCGGTTCGAGCCGCCTATCAAGTCATGGGTTTCCCATGTACTAGTGCTGCGACTCAGTTTGGTGTGTTCGGTGATGATATTATCGTGCGCCGCGAGGTGTACGATTTCATCTGCCGAATGCTTACCAAGCTGGGTTTCAGCGTGAACGTAGGCAAATCGTTCAATAGCGGCCCGTTCCGGGAGTCATGCGGTCATGACTATTTCCGTGGATATAATGTCCGCGGGATCTATGTCAAGACCTTAGAGGCTCCCCAGCAGGTATATGGCCTCATCAACAGACTTAACCGATGGAGCGCATATCACGGCGTCGACCTGCCGGCTACGCTATCCTTACTCACTAGTTGGATCCGAGATATTCGGGTCCCTCCGAGCGAGGATGACGAGGCCGGCATTCACGTGCCGTTTAAGTGCTCCAAACCCGTCGTCAACAATCAGTACTGGTTTAAGTACCGGTGCTATAAGAGGCGGGTTCTGAAGGTTGAGTTTGACGAGATGAGCAAGAAAGAGGGCAATAGCCGATGGATCGTCTCTCCAGACGCTCTAGCGGTTGGTGTCCTTTCAGGTCATATACGGCGACGCGACGTTGAGCTAACAAGATCCGGTGATTCAGCTTGGTCTCACGACTGGGCCTTCTCTGCCTCTATACGAGACAGAGCCGGAGCTCGACCGCGGTACTCAATCGTCACAAAAGCACTACCTTACTGGGATTACGTCCCTAGCGTCGACTCGTTTGACACTAAGGCGTACCTGGCTGGTAACAACTTCTTCAATCTCGTGATCCACGGTCCTAATCCTAAGACGGACCGTGAACGATATGAGACTGAGTGGCGTGTCGGGCTAACGCCCGACAGATACGGTGCGTGGGAACGCACCGTATCGGCCTATGTAAG